GGGCTTATCACTTTCAATCTTACCCGCTTCTATAAGATTCATCAATTTCTTTTCCCCACCCACATAATACGCAGACTTATCTTTTCCAAACGTTTCTGTAGAAAACAGACGGAGAATATTATCTAGCAATATTTCAGCCATTTCACCTCTGATCATCTCAACAAGCAAGGTAGTTATGCAATTCTGGTTACTATAAACTGCATATTTTTTACATCTGACTTTGTTTTCCAAGCCATTCCTTCAGCTTTTTCTTTATAAAGCCGAGCATTCAATGTATTAGTTACAGACGGTTTCTGAACGATAGGAAATACTTCTATTGCACCAACATCCATACTCCGTAATACATCAATTACGTTACGTCTCTGAATATCCTTTTCCATACAATCTAATTTTAAATTAAACATTGAAGCGATGAGCGGATTCGAACCGCCGACCTCTGCTTGTGGTGCTCTTCCGTTAAGCTAAGAGTATTTCTTGAGAGACTCGAACTCTCAACCATCCACCACACACAGCGCTCTAACCTGCCTGAGCTACATCACCTTTATATACATAAAGCAAATACCTCGATTTGCCGACAAACGTCTAACTGATTTAGTTTTACAACGATACGGCTTGACCATTAACCACAGCATTATATCGTTGAGAAGCCCGCCTACGTCAGTAATCCCTTTCAGCACGTGTCGGCTTCCAAAACACCATTTTACCAATATGTCAAAGAACTCTTCTCTGTTGTTCCCAGTCTCCCTTCAAGGGCAGGCTCAAAGACCGGACTGGGTACCGGATAACCGGCGGTTTGGTTTGACTTTAGTGAGGGTTAGAGAATACTTTGGTTGTTCTTCAAAACTATGTCCATTAAGTTTCGTTGCGATTCAATAAATTTCTTCAAATCATCACATTGGGAAACTTTCTCTCTATAAAATCCACGTTCTGATTCTAAATCTCGTTTGAGTTTTTCATTTTCACCTCTCAAAGAGCTGATCAACGCGTCTCGTTCTTCAATCACAGCTTCATATTTGTCTCGCTGTATTTCTAGTTCGGTTCTTTTATCCATTGTTGTATAATTTGATTAATCTCCGACGTAATGTGCACCGTAATGAGTACTATTTGGGTTGTAGTAAGCGGAAGCGGGAATATTAAGGTTATTATATTCCTTGCTAGGTGTAGCTTTGGCAGTCTTGCTCATAGCTTCATGTCTTTCAGCTAAAAATTTATCAGTTCTTGATTTCACTGCTTCCGGTGAGAAACTTTCTTGGAGTTTTGCAAAGCTCCATGCAGATTTTAAACACTCTGAAAATGTTTTTCCACCCTTCTTGTAATTGCGGTGTGCAGACTTCATTATTTGTGATAAATTGTAGCTCATAATCGTTATTTTTTAATTGGTTTTATCAATCATTTTTTGTATGTTTGTATGATTGATTGATTTATGATGCAAATATATCCTCAAATGTGGATATATAAAAATTAAAAACCTATTTTATATCCCCATTTGTGGATATTTAACTTTTGATTGATTATGATAAACAGAATTAAAGAAGTAATAACCTATTCAGGGCTATCAGAGAGGGGATTTGCTATTAAGTGTGGATTAAAGCCCACAACTATTAATAATCAACTGATAGGAAAAAGAGAAATTAGCCTTGCAACAATAATAGCAATTTCATCCTCATTTGAGGAAATTTCCGCTGAATGGTTGTTAAGAGGAACTGGTTCCATGCTCATTCAAAAAGAAGAAACAGAACCAGGAATGGACAAATTGAAAAGTATTGTATATACCATAGCCAATTTGCAGGATGAAATCAATGAAAAGACAGTACTTACTCAACGCCTTTTGGAAGAAAACCAGAAATTAAAGGGTGAACTGGCTATGTTGAAGAACGAACGAAATATAGGATAAGCCGTGAAAAGGACATATCATAGCATTTTAAGTATGCG